TTGCGGCAAGCTTTGCGTCCATGTCGTCGATGGCAAGGTAGAAGAGGTCTCCTGGATTCGCGATGTCGATGATACGGCTCTCGTCGGCTCCGAGGATTGACTTCGCTTGCTGTGAGCCTGGCAAAGTATATGCTGTGTCGAGCGGACGGACATCATATTTTCCGAAAAGCTTCATGCCTGTGTCTGTCCAGACAATCGGAAGATTGTCCTTGCTTGTCATTGTGTCAACGATCTCGTTGTACACTGTCGCACCGACGAAGTTGACCGGGCTGGAAGCGGCTCCGGCTTTCTTTCTGTGCTCTGTAAGTCGGTCTTCAAGCCATTTTCGGAGCTGGCCGACATCGCCCTTCTTGAGAGTTGTTGAACTGATTGCATGCGGGTCGCCAAGATCAATCTCTTCTTTGCCAGTGATTGAGCCGTCTGAGGCGAGAGGATACGCAATTTTACCGCTGAGAGCCTGGCAGATGAGTGTCTCGGTTGACTCGCTGATGCGGTCACGAAGATACTCAAGATTCTCGTTGACCCATGCGCTGACTGCCTGCTCATCGCCAAGTGAGATGAGAGTGTTGAGGTCTGCCGCACTGATGAACTTTGACGGAATGAAACCGTCAACCTCAATCATCTTTCGGACAGATGAGCCGTCATCAAGTGAATATGAGCGGCTTCCGCGTCTTACGAGAGGGATTGAGCCTGTTACCCGCTGAATGTCCTCAACAGTAATGAATGCACCAGACTTCTGCTTCTGTCTTCCAGCTGGGAAGAAGAGGTCTTTCATTGGTGTCTCTGGTTTAGGCATGTTGCTGATGATGTCAGCGACCTTTGCCTGTGTGAAATACTTGCCGAATCTTGCGGCGTAATTAATTGGCATCTGTTATTCCTCCTGGGCGGCTGATTCGCCCTCGATGCAGTAGATTCCTGCGGACCGCAAATTCTCAACGCTGTCGTCTGTGATTGCGCTGCCGTCAGCATATACGAGCTTTTCTGCGCGCACTGCTCCGTGAAGACAAGCAAGGATTACCGCTCCGTCAGCTTTCTCTTCAAGAGGCTCGACCGCTACGGCAACAGGCTTGTGCTCCGCGTCGTTCTTTGCGAGGGGAACATAATTTCCCTCGTCCTTGTAAAGCAGGGTTCCTGCCGAAAATTTTGCGGTTTCATCGGCGATTGCCGCACCGCTTACGATATGGTGGTCACCGTGCAGAATCTGGGGGCGGGTGACTTCCACTTCTCCAATAATCTTGTTCATGTCTCCTCCTTACACATGGCCGAACATTTTTGATGCGAGCGGTTTTTCAGGGGCAGCCGAAGCTGAGTCCGAAAGGTTGAGCGCACCAGGCTCAACGGGCTTCGCCATTTTTCCGAATACCTCGGAAAGAACAGCTACCGGGCTTGCCGTGCGTTTTCCCGTGCCGTCAGAAAGCTCGATTGTCTTTCCCTGCTCGAAGCTGTCTGCGAGTGCGAGAAGCTTCTCCAGCTCAGCTTCGGGAACTTTTCCCTCGGCGGCCTTGCGGAGTGCTTCTTTCTCGCTCTCACGCTGTCTTGCAAGGCTGTCGCTCAGGAGCTTTTCCTTTGCTCCGGCCTCAGCCTTGAGGCGTTCGTTTTCTTCGCGCAACGCCTTGATTTCCTCTTCGCTCATAAGAGCCTCCTCTATTTTTTTCTTTTGGGTTTTGGTTTGACTGTCGGAAAGGTAAAGTTCCTTTTCGCCTGTGCCCGGAAATGCCCGGATTCCTTCTGTGTCACTTGCCGCCAGCGTTTTCTCAGCCTCGCTCATGTCCTTTTCGATTGAGTCATGAAGGTCTTTGATTGCCGGGGGTTCGTTGCCGAGGTATGCAAGGTGATGAAGGTACATCTTTCCGTCGCTGGCACGCTGCTTCGCGCCGATGGACACATCTGGATAATAGCCTTCGTCAACTGCCTGAGAGAGTGTGTCGTGCTCCTCAATTTCAGCCCAGAGGCTCTTTCCTTTCTTGTCGTATGTCACGCTGATTACATTGCCCAGCCGTGGGCGGTCATCGCTCCAGTGATTGCCGAGCTTGATTGGAGCGCGCTTGATTTCCGGGAATGTCTCCGCGATTTCCTCAAGCTCGCTTTCTTTTACCACGGTCGGATTCTCGATTGAGCCGAAGATGCCAGCCTTGGCGATTTGTCTTTTTCTGATTTTCATGATTCTCAGTTTATTCTTGATGCACGATGATTGCTGAAATATGGGCAGGAATGAGCGGGCTGGTTTAAAATGAAAAAGCCCCGGAAGTCTTGCTTTCGGGGCTTATAAAGGTTCTGAAAATTAGAAATCTATTTGTCAATGATTTTTAATTTCGTGTCTTTTGCCATCTCGTTGATATTAAGGAGCGGCATGATAGGAATCGCGAAACCTGCATTGTACATTGTTTGTGAAATAATTGCACGAACATAAGGAAACAAAATGGTTGGAGCTTGGGTTCTTGCAAGGAATTCTTCCTGTTCTGGTGTGAAAGTTCCCATGCTGACGAATAATCCTGTTATTTCGAACATTCCTTTCGCCATCTCATGCTGGTCGTTTTTTGACAGTACTGAGACATAGACTCTCAAGCCTGTGACATAAAGAACCTTATCCGCAGAATCCTTATATTTAAGGGCATCGCGAAATGAGAAAGAATACTTTACATCAAAATCGTTTTGTCTGCTTGCCAAAGTTGATAGGTTTTGTTCTACCGTAAAATCTATTTTGTCAACTTTGTATGAATCAAACTGAAATCCTGATTTTACGCTACCATCAGCCACTGCATTTCCCCCGCCGTCATTGGCTTGTAAAATTTTTCATCGACAACATATTCTTCTTTTCTATATCGGACTGAATAATTTGCGTCACTATGTAATGTTATTGACACCTGACCAGCGACATCAAATGTGTTGTCCAGATTGTCAATGTCATCTTTGAAAGACGGGGAGTTTTCATATAAATAATTAAAAAACTCTTCATCGGACATTGAGCAGAAAAATTTGCTCATTGACTCCAGTTTTTTCAGTTCTTCTTCTTTTGTCATTTTTTTACCCATTGTCTTTTTGTCACTAAACTCGGATTGTCGCGTACAGTATATATATCGACACATTTTGCCGTCAGTTTAGAACCGTATAAAAAATCCGATTCAGCAAGTTTCTTGTAGTAAAAGTGTGCTTTTATACTTGTGTAAGTATCGGACAGTAGTTTGTACGACTCAAAAAGGTAATTCAGTTTAAGACCGATTTGCTCTGGTTTTATTCCTTTTCGAGTCATGGCGGAATTAAATTTATCTGCAACGGATTTGATGTAACCAAGTTTTTCTTCATCGGTCAAATCAAGCATATTGCTTAAATTCAGCTCCGCTTTTACGATTACTTCTTTATGTTTTTCGGAAAGCCACCATTCAGCACGAGATTCGTGTTCCCAAAAATACATTCCTTTGCCCAGAAAATCTGTATCGGAATCATCAATTATAAGATAATCAGGGTTGTCAATAAACTTAGTGCAACGCTGTTTGTCATTCGCATGATAACCCGTCATCTTACTGGCAAACCCTCCTTTTTCTAAGCTATTATAAATATACCACATTTTACCGCTTTGTACACGGGAAAAGAGCCTCTTCTAAACGATTTTTAAATGGTTTTTAGCGTGTTTTTGGGCAAAAGCGGATAATTTGCCACCGAGTGCCCGAAAGACGCGTTTGCGGCGTTTTTTTAAATTTTGCGGGTATAATGGGATTCTTTCTTTGTTTGTAATCCTGTATTGACAAAATAACAAATACATTCTATACTCGAATCATCAAGAGGAGGTAAGCCATGTGAAGCAAAAAAAGAAAAAGCCACTGACCAATGCTGAAAAGATTGCCCTGCTAGCGATTCTAGTTCAGATAGTCTTGTGGCTCTTGGACAAGCTGCTTAAGTAGCTTCAAGTCGGATATGCTGCCAGTCATTCAACTGGCATGCTTTTAATGTACATCTGATTTTCGGAGGTGTCAACATGGAAAATAAAAGACTCACGATAATGCTTGCAGTACTCCTAGCACTTGAAGTAATTCAGGTTATAGAAAAGATTGTGGAACTTGTTATGAGGTAAGCCATGGAAGAAGAAAAGAAATATTCAGGTTACGGCTACCACGGCGGAGGCAGGAAGAAAGGCAGCGGAGAGGGAACTAAGCGCGTTTCTTTTTCCGTGAGCTGCAAGCCGGAAGAATTGGAGAAAGTTAAGGTGCTTGCAGAAAAATCAGGTAAAACAGTCAGCCGGTTTCTGCTCGACCTTGCTTTCAATACGGAATGTTAATTTTTTATGCCCCGGAACCGAAATCACTTCCGGGGCTTTTTTAATGCCTGCTCATAAGGCGGTTCTCATGCATCCAGGCTAGCACTCGCCCGAAGAGGCGGAATGTATCAGCGTCTGCCGAGTTCGCAGGATCAAGTTCCTTTAGCAGCTCCGCGTCCTTGATGTTCTCCGTGTGCATGGAATAGATTCGTATCCTGCCAGTAATCTCATCGAATTTCACCAGCTTGCAGAAAACCGAGCCGTTCAGGGCGAACACATACAGGTCATCGGTCACAATCTGCCCGCGCTCTCCGTCGAACAATATTATGTCTCCGTCATCTATGCCCGCACCGACCATGCTCGTGCCCCGCGCACGGAACGCATACACTGGCCGGTCTTTTAAACTTGGGAGCAGGTGCATTGGCTCTATGTAGCACTCCACCGAATCCGCATCCTGCCATTCCTCTCCAGGACCGCATGACACTGACTGTCTGAGCAGCGGTATCTTTGCCACTGGCTCCGCCACCGCTGTTCCCGGCTCGTCAACAAACATGTTACCTTCTCCAGTAAGAAGCCAATGGGCATTGACTTTATATTTGGAAATGATTAACTCGAGCCAGCTTGGTTTTGGCTCAGATTCTCTTTGAAACATATTACTGAATGTCGCTTGGGGAACATTCAAAGATTTTGCAAAAGCAGAATCTGATAATCCAGATTGTTTTATAACTAATCTAATTCTATTCAATATTGATTGCATAATTACCTCTTTTATTCATTTTTCGCTTGACACCTAATCATTTATGGGTTAGATTTAATTCATAAATGATTAACTTGTTAATCAGAAATTGCAAATATCTGTTAAAAGCAGATTAACAAGTTAATCAAATATCGGCCAAAAATACTGTCGATGTTAGGAGGTCAAAGAAAGATGAGCCTGCTGTTAGGACTGGGAATCGGAGCGTTCGGTGCTATCGGGTTTTACAGCATGGCGTTTGTTATTGAAAGCGGTCTTGCGGAATCGTTTTTCCAAAAATCCGTCCAATGTGTCCGGGAGACATTCTTTGCGGATGAGTATGTACAGTTCGTTTTGCAGGAATTGCACAGCGGAAGAAAACTCAGCCTCAATATGCTCCTGTACAGCAGCATCATCGTCTACAGGCATCGTCTGCAAACCGATGAGCTTTGCATGGAACCGGACGAGCTCTGCACATACCTCTTTGCTTGCAATTGGAATGGCATAAGCATAGAGTCCGCTGATTTTTTCACCGACCTGAAAGACTTTGTTCTGGGCAGTCAGTTCCTGCGAGAGTAC